CGGCGGTTTAAAATTGGGCCTGTATCGTAGGCTCCTACACGTCTGGCTCAGCAGTGAGTTGGACTTGCCAGAATTGTCCCTTTTCCAGTATGCGACTGGTAGCCTCGCACGGCATCCTCACTTACACTGGTTCAACCACTTCCCCATTTTCACACGCTGCTATGTACGCGCATGCGTGGTCGATAAAATCTTTCACCTGTCCTTTAATCGTCTCGCCTTTTTTCTCGGCCATTCTTTCTAGGTAGTTCACATAGTCGCCCAAATCTTTAAGGTCGATCTCTTCAATCGCTCTTGCCTTGAACTTCCCGAATGGGATTCGATAGCCCATCTCTTCGATAGGTCTTCCGTCTTCAGGCGCAGGACCACCGAAAGCGTTTGGGGTAACAGATGATCTGTCGGCTTGATCCATTTCAGCGTGTTCGTAAACACCGCCTAAATCATTAGGAAACGCCATCCTAAGCGCCGCGCATTCAGCGACCTTTTTAATCATCGTCTCTGGCATCTTTCTCCAAATGGGTGACGTTCCAAGATACTCTTCGAGAGGCACCTCTTCACGAGCAGGGTTGGTCCAGTCGGATCTGTAAACTTCTGCAAACGCGCCGATCAGCTTTCCTTTTTCATCCTTAATCGCTCCACGTTTGATGCCGGATAGCTTCCCAGTCTTATGGGCGATAGATCGAAAGCCTTCTATCCCGACCACGACTGATCCTGGGCCTGATCCGTATTTTACGAAGTGAATCTGACCAGGCTTCAAAGGGTCTAAACCCATAGATTTTGCGCGGTATAAAAACAGTTGAAGCTCATCGGGAGTCGCGTTCTTTGCGATTGTATCTCTGATGAGTGTTAGCTGTTGGTGTGTGAAGTCTGTTCCTGTGGTTTGTAATGCTTGGGTCATTGGGTACTCCTTATGTTATCTGTCTTGAAAACTATCCATCGCTCTATCTATTGCCGATCCTGGGTCTTCTTCGTCTTCGCAATCCATGCATATTCCGTGATCGCGCTCGTCGTGTGGGCAACACTGCTGACACTTCTCTTCGTTACACGCTTCGCCGGATTCTGTGCATTCAAAGGTTTGGGTTTTCATACGCCCGTCCCTAGTGGTCTGTCTTCGTAGCACTTATCGCTGCAATAGAGATGCGCAGGGATTTTCTCCTCGCCTCGTTCTTCAGGGATTTCGTCGCCGCAACCGGAGCATTCGTTTTCTTTGTTTCTCAACGGTGCAAAGCCATGCTTCACAAGGTCTTCGGAGATGATTGTTTTAACGGCTTCCTTAAGGTCAATCACGCGAGCCTCCGCTCTTCTTTTTCTTCTTCCAGAATGTCTTCAGAGGTTTTCTTGATCATGCGATCAAGGCGGGTTGTGAACTCAAGCCGGTCGATGGCAATGCTTTTGCCGTGACGATTGAGCACTTCGATTTCTAACTCGTCGGCCACATATATAGAGAGAAGGTCTTGAAGGATGAAATTCTTATCCTCCATGAGACGCTCGGTTACTTTTGCGAGATGATCCAGATTCGACATAAAACTCCTTGCCGTTGACCCACCATTGCCGTTATTGACAATGGATTTGAAATCTTATATATGGTGCGTTAAGCCGTTTCCTTGGCTGACCGCTTGAAGAACTCCCGCTCAATTTCGTGGGCTTCTTCTTCGGTGGCACCGCACTCTTTGGCGAGAGCTAGTGCCTGTTCAGGACGTGGACTTGAGGAACCTTTTAAATAGAGGTCGATCATTCGTTCGGTTCTACTTATTGAAAGGGCCAGCTTTAGACGGGCTGACGGTCCTTCCAATTCAATTTTGCTTTTCATTAGTTCCAAAAGTCTCTGACTCATTACGTATAAGCTACAACAAGCTTGCGTAATAATCAACAACAATCTTGTGTTTTAAACGCAAGAACATTGCGTAAGGATTAAGGCGTGAAAACTTTAGAACAAATCTTTAGGAGGAACCTCGTAAGATTACGGGGAAACAGAACACAGGCGGTGATCGCAGAGGCTGCGGGGATACCTTTACGGTCCTATCAGCACGTAGAGAGCACTGGGGCCATTCCGCAGTCACCCAATAGGTTAGCCATTGCTAAAGCACTAGGCGTAAACGAAGCCGATTTATTCGTGGATCACTCAGAATATGGGGCAAAGAGGATTCATTCTCCCCGAGAAGCACTCAAGATTATTGAGGCTTTCCTAACAAGCCAAGGGCTATAACGTCAAGACGTTGACATATCGCACTATGTCGTTGTAAATTATACACGTGGACATTGCACATATCGTATTAGCTGTACTCTCAACCCTTGCCGTTGGCCTCTTCTTCTTGGTGGCCGTATCCAAGGACTTCGCATCTCGCATCAACCAAAAGCCAAAAGACTTCGGGCGCACAAAGAACAGACTGAACGACACCCTATCGGTCGTCTTTGGAATAACCATGTCCGTGATCTTCTATCATGGGCTGTCGTTTATGCTTTTCTGGATACCGCGGGACAACACTCCAACAAACGGAGTCCTATTAATACTTTCAATATTGTTGACCGTGGGCTTTTTCAATCGAATGGCTCCGTCGAATAGCTAGGCTCGAGACATTCCCATTCTAAACACTATGTCTTTTAAAGACACATCGAGTAGGTCCGCAATCTGAACGGCTTCAAACAAAGTCATCTCTCTCTCGCCGGCCATCATTCTAGTCCACGCCTCAACACGCATCGGTGATCCCGAAGGGCGAGTCTCTATATTAGGAACGAACTGCCTTTGCGATCCCCATTGGGACTCTGCAATCCTTTCCGTAAACCAGTCTTTATCTATCTTGCGCCGCACGATTTGCCTTATAGCGCATAACCCCACTGTTTTATAGAGCTTTTAGCCACACGTTGAATATAAGGACTTTTCTATGTTGCGTTTATCGCAACACTTGTTCAGTCTGTTTATATGAGACTTAAGCCAGCAGAACACGTCATCCAAGTTTTCGGGAGCGTCCACAAAACCGCCAAAGCCCTAGGTAAAAACCCTTCCAGCATATCCAAATGGGTTAGCCAAAACGGCCCGGAGAAAACCCGCGGGCTAGTTCCGAGTTGGGTTCAAGTTGAGGTCATGGAAATAGCAGGCGAGCGCGGACTAGACATTACCTATGAAGACCTAATCGCAGGCAGGGTGATCGAGTGAGTGAGGATAACGACCGAAGAAAAGTGGGTCGACCCTCTAAGCTGCCTGAGCGCGTGGAAAAAATCATGCAGCTTGCCCGTGAAGGTAAGACAGACGCGCAGATTGCCGACGCAGTTGGAGTTTCAACGCGCACAATAACACTTTGGAAGACCCAAGACTGGCAATTTCTTCTAGCCCTAAAAGAAAACAAGGCTATGGCCGACGACCTAGTCGAAGCCACCCTCTTTCAAAAGGCCACCGGCTACACGCTAAAGCGAAAGAAAAAAGAGATCGATCACGACGGCGAAGAGAAGGTCATCGAAACTGAAGAGCCCATCCCGCCAGATACCACCGCAATGATCTTCTGGCTTAAGAACCGTCGCCCATCTGAATGGCGAGACAAGATCGAGAACGAGCACTCGGTAAGCAAAGACACACTTGAAACCCTGATCGCAGGGACAATCAAAAAGAAAGAGGAGCCACCAAATGAGTAGGGTTGTAATCACGTTTGAAGATCAGAAAGACGGCAGTCCGACGGTTGTATCAGAGCCAGACGCTAAGACCTTAGTCGCAATGGTGAAGTCGGGGCAAAAGATCGGGGAGTCCGAGAAGCTGGCCCTTCGAGCATTGGCCACCCTCTTGATGAGCCCTGCTGAATATAACGACATGGTCACCAAACGAAACGCGGAGAAGGCCGGCCTCATTCTTCCGCAGAACAGTCTATTTTAAATATGAGCATCTTATCCGTACTAAAAAAATGGTTCGGAAAAGATCCGGTTCAAAAGGAATCGGTCAATACTTCACGCCCAAAACCTGATGGTCCCAAGATTCCGAACGAGGGATATGCTTGGAATCCTATATCAGACTGGCCTCGGAACTCGCCTTGTGTATGCGGGAGTACAAAAAAATTCAAAGCCTGTCACTACGGGCGAGTTCCGTTAACCTGTAAAGTTGAGGATGAAGAGAAACTTAAGAAGCTCGTTCAAGCCGTAAAGACGGCGTCCAAGTGACCGAAGCCCAAAAAAGAATAGTGGAATGGCGAGATAATCCCATTCGATTCGTAAACGATTGCTTTGGAGTCGTGCCCGATAGGTGGCAGGAACAAGGGCTTCGAGCATTCGGTGACCAGAACATGGCAAAGCTTAGGCTAAGTCTTCAAGCTTGCGTGGGCCCAGGGAAGTCGGCACTCCTCGCCTGGTGTGGGTGGAACTTCTTATCTTGCTATGGCGATTTAGGCCATCACCCTAAGGGTGCCGCAGTCTCAGTCACCGCGGATAACTTAAAAGATAACCTTTGGCCTGAGTTCGCTAAGTGGCAGGGGATCAATGCAAACACCTCTCATCCATTTCTAATGAAGGCGTTCAAGTGGACTAAAGAACGGATCTTCGCAATAGACCATCCAGAGACTTGGTTCATCTCTGCTCGGTCCTACTCAAAGGATGCGGATCCAGAAACCCAAGGACGCACACTCTCAGGGCTTCACTCAAGATACGTTATTGTCCTAGTCGATGAGTCTGGAGAAATCCCAGTCGCAGTCGGTAAAGCAGGCGAGCAAGCACTAGCGGAGCGCGAGTGTAAGTTCGGGCGTATTCTTCAGGCGGGTAACCCCACCTCATTAGATGGAATGCTCTACGCCGCTGCAAACCAGTTGTCTCATCTATGGCATGTGATCCGAATCACTGGAGATCCAGACGACCCCGATCGTTCACCTCGTATCGATATCGATTGGGCCCGCGAACAAATCAGAACATATGGAAGAGATAACCCGTGGGTCATGTCCACGATCCTAGGCTTATTCCCGCCGAGCTCCATCAATACACTACTTGGTCCCGATGAAGTTAGGGCCGCAATGAACAGAAGAGTGGACCACGACTCACATGCCTACGCTCAAAAGCGTTTAGGTATTGACG